TCATTACTTGCAAAGGTTTTGAAGGTGTGGATTACTTTAGTGATACTGCAATGTCATTTGTTGTCAGTTCTACTTCCAACCCACATACTTTAGCTGCTATAGATACTGATATTCCCCAGATAGCAGGAAGGATCAGAACAAAAACAAATCCTTTTAGAAACTTAATTGTACATATATTCAATACTCAACTGGATACTCTTAATTTAAGTTATGAAGAAATGAAAGAGAGGACAGAAAAAGAATTGGAAGCAGCTAAAGAAACAGCAAATATGTTCAATACTGCACCAGATATAGTAAAGGATCATTTAAGAGATAAATTAAAAGACAAAGTAAATGATATGTATATTTCATACGATAAGAAAAATGATGCTTATAAGGTGAATGATATTCTTCCCAAACTGGAGTTATATAACTACCAAGTAAATAAAGTGATATATTCCAGCGGGTTACAAATAGCAAAAGGATATGATTCTAATGGGATATTACATACTTCTGTTAATTGGGAATTGGTAGATAATGAAATAATAAGAAAGAAAGGTATGAAACTTACATTTGAGGAAGCATATAAAGAGTACAGCCAATTAAAAGAGAGTTTAGTTGTTTCACCTAAAATAGAAGAATTAGAGAAACAGTTTCCTTTATTGATACCAGCATATCATAAGTTAGGGGATGAGGCTGTAAAACGCCTGAAATATGTGCAGAAGGCAATTAAAAATGAATTGCTGGTTACTAATGACTATAAGAGTTTAGATAATAAGATATTCAAGATAATCAAAGAAGATATTCATATTGGCGAATTTATTCCTGCAAAGAAGGCAAAGGAATTGCTTAAAAAGACTTATGAATTAGTTGGAAAGAAAGAAACGGCTAAAGCTACGGATTTGGATAAATGGTTTGAAATTGATGCAGCCAGTAAGAGGATAGACGGTAAAAAAGTTGCTGGATATATAATTGTAAGAAGTAAAATCATATTTAAGTAATTATTATTCTCTTTTACTTGTTTCAGACCAAAGAATATTTACAAAAATGAAGCATAGCAACAAATATCAAGATTTCTGATAATTTGTTTTTATGGCTGCCAACAACTTAGTATCTTTGTACTATAGAAAATTGAGATACAGCATATTAATTAGATTCACCAAAACTAAACTTAAAACTTCAATTATATGGAATCAATAACCTTATCAATCAAAACACTACAGCAAATCCTAAATTATTTGGCTACACAGCCTTACAATGAAGTTGTAAACCTGATTAATACAATTCAGGTAGATATTCAAAATCAACCATCTAAAGAAGAAACAGAGGATAAGCCAGAATAATTTGGCAGATTCTCTTTTAGATGGTCTGTATTTTAAAGAATCATTTAAAAGATACTAAGTTATAAATGAAGCCTGTAATGTTAATGGCTATGTGAATGATAATGTAAGCAGATATAGAACTATGGCTATTATCTGTATAAGGTTTTAACTGCCCACGTTGCAGTAGTAAACAGGCTGGTAAATAATTACTGGCTTAATGGATAAATTTCAAGAATTAGAAAATGAAGGTAGAAGAATATTTGAAAGCCTATTAAAGCAGTCAAGAACTGCAAAAAATTGGAATCCAACTAATGATAGATATAATTTTGTGGATGGATTCTTTGAGTTGAAAGATAAAAAGATAGTAGTGGAAATTAAAACCAGAGATAGAAGATATGCTGATTATCCATCCCATCTAATGCAGAAAGATAAGTATATGAACCTGACAAAAGCCAAAATAGATAATTCCTGTAGT